GCATCCATGTCTGCCCCCGAGCGCCGCAAGGCTGCTTACGGTATGTTTGGTCGCGCTGTGAAGTGCATCCATGCTTCCGGTGGCGACATTGACCGCGCTGCCTTCACCGCCGAGCGCAAGTTTGGCGATGCAGAGATGGCCCGTGAGTTCAAGGCTCTGTCCGTGACCTCTCCCACCGACGGCGGCTATCTGGTCCCCGAGGTGTATGCCAACGAGATTATCGAGCTGCTGTACCCCGCGACTGTCATCTACAGCCTTGGTGCTCGTAGGCTCGGTATGGCGAACGGCAACCTGAACATCCCCAAAATCAAGACCGGCTCCCGCGCCATGTTCACCGGTGAGAACCGCGCCATTCCCAAGAGTGCTCCCAAGTTCGGCAACCTGAAGCTGTCCGCGAAGAAGCTGACCGCTCTCATCCCCATGAGCAACGACCTGCTGCGCTCCACCAACTTCGATAATGACGTCATCGTCGGTCAGGACGTGACCAAGCAGATGGCTCTGGGCGTTGACTGGGGTGCTCTGAACGGCACTGGTGGCGAGTTCCAGCCTCTGGGTATCACCAAGAACAAGGGCGTTCAGAACATCGACGTCACCGCGCTGGATGAGCTGTATGCCAGCTCTGCTGGCGTCCTGACCGCCGCTTTCCCCAACTACCTCATCGCCTCCGTCCTGAAGAACAACGTCTACGCTGACGGTCTGGGCTTCGTGTTCAACACCAGCGTGGAGCAGTTCTTCAAGTCCCTGCGCGATAACGTGGGCGGCTTCATCTTCGCTCAGGAGATGAACGAGAACGGCACTCTGGCGGGCTACCCCTACCGCACCACCAACCTGCTGGAAACTGCCAGCGGCAAGACCTCCATCATCTTTGGCAACTGGAATGACCTCGTGATCGGCGAGCAGGGCGCTCTCGAAATCGAGACCAGCCGCGAGGGTGCGTGGACTGATGATGCTGGCAATCTGGTCTCTGCTTTTGAGAACGACCAGACCCTGATTCGTGCCATCAACAACGTGGACACCGGCCTCCGTCACGACGAGAGCTTCGCTGTGGCGACCAAGGTCGCTGTTCCTGTCTAATCAAAACAGGAGGTAGCCTAAGATGAAAAGAGAACTGATTCAGAACGTCAAGGTTCAGCCCTATACTTCCGGCGCAGCCCTCGACAGGACCGGGTTTCTGTCCGGTGTCATCGGCGCGGTCATCGGCACTGCTGGCGCGCTGACCCTGACCATCACTCACAGTGATGATAACAGCTCCTACGAGGCCGTCACAGACAAGCTGGTCTTCCCCGAGAAGCAGACCGAAGGCGGCACCTTCACCACCGAGGAGCTGGAAGTGGGCGACGTCGTGAATATCGACATCGACCTGCTCGGTCTGAAGAACTACGTGAAAATCACCGCGTCCGGCGCTGCTGCTACCAGCACCACGCTGGCCGTTGTGCTGGGCGACAAGCACGTCCAGCCCGTGTAAGGAGGGCCGTACCATGCCGAGGATTTATAAGCCTGTGGGTCCGACCAGCAACAAGGCTGCCGGTCCCAGCGCCACAAA